TCTGCGCGGTGTTTCTGGTCAGCGTCGCCGGATGGCTGCTGTGCCTGGCCTGGCAGGGGATTTTGTGGGTGAGGGCGTACAGCGGTCAGTGAAGCAGTGAACGAGTGAAGAAGTTAGGAGCGAACGATACGGTTTTTTGAAGGAAGAAAGCCGGAAGTTTACATCCACGGCGCGAAGCTGCGCCGAGACAAAAAAACGGGCAAGCGGTTATGGGGCCTCACGCTGATCATCACGCTTGACGTGCAGGACGTGCTGCAGTGCGACGTTGCTGCGCGCTTAGGCGCGTTCATCGCCGACGTCGGTTCAATCGGTTTTGCGGAAGCGGCTGCAAAGCTGGGCTTAAGTGAATTATCGGGGAAAACAGTTTCCGAAATACTGCTGGTGCTTCTGGACAGGCTCGGTGGAAATTCGAGTACGATTGATGAGGCGGACGCCCGCCAGGCATTATCAGACTTGCAGCAAGACCTCTTTGCTGAGGCGACTGACACGAAAGATCTTGAGACTATCCTGCTTAGTGCAGCGCATAATCTTGAGATCATCCTCGAAACATTCTTCGGCTATTACATCTTCGAGCAATTCAGCCGTATCTGTTTTGAACGGCTGGTGCAACGGGTCGGCGCCCTCAAAGCCACGGGCTTTCTGAATCAGATCAGGGAATTCATCCAATCAGCACTGGCTAATAGGGCAGCAGACAAGGCGCTCTCGAAGGTGAACTGGGCAGGTGCTGACGGGGCGGCAATAGTGAGCCAAATTCTGGACCAAACGCTTGAGGTGTTCGGAGCCTGAGATGAAAATGCGCGTTCAGATTGACAAGAAGAGCCTTACAAGTGAGGGTTTTCCCATTTGTCGGATTCTGCAAGATAGCGACGAGCCTCTCGCGACGCTTGATGTGCAGACTACAAGATTTGCCTTTCCAACTTTACCCGGCGAGGTAGCCGTCGACTTTTTCCTGATAGCAAGCACCGTCTACGCAATCGATAAACTCATCCATAGAAGTGAGGCCGAGGACAACTGGACGCGACAGTTCAATGTCACTATTCCCGTCTCCTCTCCGAAAATATGGCAGCAGGCGGCTAGGATTCCGAACGGACAGGACAAGGACGGGAAGTCGCAATTCATATCGAGTGCGCTGCCGGATAAAAAATCGATGGACGAGGTGATGGATGCGCTCAAGACGGCGCATCGCGAGCTGACCGCTGACCAGGGGCTGAAGCCCCTGGCTACCAACTGAAAACTAAAAAGAATAGGCGCGGCGAACAGGTTGAAGCCGCGCAGGGGAGAGCACTGTGAGTGTTGCGACTGAAGAAGTGACGGGGCTGCGCAACGAACGCAAGCCTTGCCATTTCTGGGTGGACAACGAGGTCGCGGATTGTTACCAGCCCATCGTGGGTGCGGACGCGATCTGGGTGTACTGCCGCATTGCTCGCAACGCGCACGGGGCCTGGATTGTTTCGCCTAAGGTGCGCGCCGGGGATACGCGCGTGAGCTTGCGCGAAATGGCTGAATGGTGCGGTAAGAGCGTGGACACTGTGTCGCGGTGCCTGCAGGTGCTTGAGCATGTCGGCCTGCTGCGGGCGGTGCGCGGCGCAAAGGCCAAGGGCCGCTATGCGCTGGCGGATGTGAAGGATCTGGTTATGAGTGAGGGCGGTTTGTACGACCGTGAAATGGGGAGTTTTCAGTTGCCGGCGGAGCGCGTGGCTGAGTTGAAGCGCCAGGTGTGTGAGCTGCGGCTTAAGCTTGCCAGGAAGAATGGGGTGCAGTTGGCGGTGGTTGGGGGCCGGAAAGAGGCCGCCGCATCTGTCGCTCAGAGCGACAGATTAGACTGTGGATTATTTGCCGCGCCTGTCGCTCAGAGCGACAGTTCTGTCGCTCTGGACGTACAGAACTGTCGCTCTGAGCGTACAGCATCTATTAATACAAAACTCAATAAAGCAAAACTAACTACACCCCCCAAACCCCCGCAAGCGGGGGCTGAGGGTTTGAGAAACGCGGCCTACGATCGAGCGGCAGACCAGGTGTGCATTGCCCTGGGGATCGAAGAGAACCAGCGGCGCAAGCGGCGCATGATCGCCGGCGCGGTGAGGTGTGCCTGCGAGAAGGGCGACCCGGCTCCGACCGTGGCGCTGGGGATCATTGCCGCGGTGCGAGAGCAGGATGAGCTGCACTTGCGAGGGGAGGTGAAGTTCAAGTTTGGGCTGCAAAAGTTTCTGGGGGAGGGCATCTGGCGTGATCACAACCGCTGGGCTTGGGACCCGGCAGAGATGCGCAGACAGGGGAATGCGAGCGTGGGGAGCGTGCGATGAAAGAAGCAGCGGTCAGCAACCAGCAATCAGCCGTCAGCGAAAATCCGGGCAGCATAGATTTCGTGCGGATCTACGGGGCAAGTTACAGGGAGGTTCGGTTGATCGGCTTGGAGCGGCTGAATGCGATGAGCGACGATGCGCGGCGGGTGCTGCTATGCGCGGGAACTCACGCCCCCAGCACGGCGGCGATCAAGGCGGCAATAAAGCGGATCTCCGCTGAAGAGCGGATGGAGCGCAAGGTGAAAAGAATTTGCCGCAAGGCGCGGTGGAGCGAGCCGACACAAAAAGCAGCTCCTTCGACTGCGCTGCGCGAGGAGAAAAAGCCGGTAGTTAGCGCAGCGCCAGTGGTTGAAGTGAGGCTGGCCGGCAGATTCAGAGCGGCGTTGCCCTGTTTGGAACATGGGCGCAGCGTGGAACGGATGATGGAACTGGCGAGGATATCGGCATGAGCGCATTGGGCAAGTTGATCGGCGTGGAGTGCGCGAAGTGCCGGCGCAAGGGGCATCACTGCCAGGCACAGATGGTGCAAGAGCAGCTTTCAGATGTCAGTGGTCAGTGGTCAGAAGAGCCCGTTTGTATGCGGTGTGCGGATGGGGAGCCTTGCTGCTATGAGACGGCCGCAAAGCTGGCTACGCCGGAGCGCATGAGGGAGGAAACGGATCCGTGCGCTGTGCCACCGGTGACGGATGAGGATCGAGAGCTGCTGGCGAGAATTGAAGCTGCGGAGCGGAAGGCTTCGATCGATAAATTGCCGCTGCGCGCCGCGATTTACGGGGATTTAGGCAAGATGACCAAAGTCCAGGTGGCGGAAAAGTATCACCTGTCGATTTCGCAAGTGAAAGGCTACTACAGCCACCGCTTGCAGATGGCCGAATACAGCAAAGCGAAAGCCTCGGCACCGGTGGAGCAGTGGATCGGCGGAGAGATGGTGGTGATGGCGCCGATGGCCTCGATGGGCGCTGAAATATTGGAGAAGAAAGAATCGGAAGCCAGCTTGTGGGCAACGCAACTTGGATTAGGGGCTTCTGGTCAGGAATCAGGCAAACCGGAGAAGCGCTGGACGATGCCGAAGGTGCTGGAGGCCGTGGCAGGCTACTACGGCGTGAACAAGAGCGAAATGATGCACCAGAAGGGTAAACAGGGGCGTCTGCATGTAGCGCGCAACGTAGCGATCTATTTTGCCAGGGAGTTGGCGCATGCAAGTTTTCCATGCCTGGCGACGGAATTTGGAATGCATCACACCACCTGCATGCACGCCTGTAATCTTGTGTCTGGATGGTTTGCTAGGGGTGGGGAGCGAGCGAGGGAGCTGGATAAGCTCTATGAATTGCTGATCTGAAAAGATTCACAACTTTCCACAGTGCAATTGTGCTCTATAGTTAATCACGGAACGGAAAACAGCTTTCAAGGGTTCCGGACCCGGGATCGGCGATAGACCGATCGTCTCCACGTTAGCGGGTAGTTTCAAAGGTAACTCGAAATCCGATTAAACTGTTCGATCCACAATCCCGCAGAGGTCTAAAAGCTTCTGGCTGAATCGAGCGGCTGCTCCACGCTAAAACCGGCGCCCACGGAAAATGGGCAAGCTGAATCATAGTCAACGCCGCGCCGCTCATGGCGCGCGCTGCATTAACCTCTATCCTGCTAATACAACGCTGGGCTGGCGACCGATTCGACAGGTCACGGCTGCCGACGCTGCGAAGAATTACGCGCTGGGCAAGTGGGGTGAGGTTCACGACGAGCACGGCAACTTCTGGGGCTATCAAGTTCTTGCCAGCCCCAAGACGGACCAGGAACTATCCAGCGAACAAAGTTCAACTTCCCTCACCGCTCGGGAATGTGACTTGATCGCCGGCCAGTGCTTTCCAAAGGGAAAATCACATACGTTGGGACTTTCGGAAGCTAAAAAGCTGAACCGGCATCCGAAAGATGATCCCGATAAATTTCTTGCTCCAGAGGATGCGGTTGAGTTAGCGGTGGCCAAAGAGCAGGAATTTAAAAAGCTGCGCTTGGTGCAGCCGGTCACTCTCGCTGAAAAGCTGCCGAAAACGCCAGGTAACTGGGATGCTTTTCCTGAGTTGGCGCATGATCTCAAAGTGTAAGTGAGGGGCGACCGATGCAAATGATCCTGTTGGGGCAGTGGCCGTTTCTTATCGGAGTTTTAATATTCGTCTCTGCCGGACTGACTGCTATCTGGAGGATCGGCGTGATCGTCAAGCGCATTTCCGATCCGCTGCGGGAGATCTTCGCCGAACACAATGTGCTGTGGGAAGACTACAACATTCGGACGGGTGGAGGTTATCGCCGTCTGACGGGGCGCGGCAGACCGCCTGATCCAGAAGAATTCTACCGCGCTCATCCGATCGAAAGAGAGCTCTGATGGCCTATAAATACGCGCAGAAATCCGGGGAATTGACCAATCTATCGGGAAATCTGATTGGAACTGGCTACTCCGGCAATGGCGAAGGGTTGAACAATCCGGCGTTGCAGGACGATCCAGGTGTTGGACCGATTCCGCAAGGCGATTGGGCGATTGGCGACTTCTTCGACGATCTCGGCGGCAAGGGTCCGATTGTGGCCCATCTTAAGCCAATGCCGGGAACTGAAACCTTCGGGCGAAGCGGATTTATGATTCACGGCGATAATGCGGCGATGGATCACACGGCCAGTCACGGCTGCTTAGTTCTGCCGCATCCGTTGCGGGCTCAAATCGCTGCTAGCGCTGAGCGGCAACTGACGGTAACTGCGTAAGGAGTTAGTCATGGCGACTGAAAGCACAAATCCTCTATCGGCTTTGCCCGCGTGGATTTGGTTGGCTCTGGTGTCGATCGTACTGGCGCTGCTGAGCTTTGGGGGTTGGGAGTGGCACCAGGAGCGCGAGGCGCGGATTAAAGCAGAGAGCGCTGCGGCTGCGCAGCAAGCGAATATCAATGCGGCCCGGACCGATGCGGCGCTAACGGCAACCCAACTCAAGCAAGCGCTGGATATTTTAAAGGCTGAAAAAGCGAGACCGGCGACGCCGCAGCAAATTGTGATTGATGCGAGCCATCTGATTCCGAATCTGCCGCAGCCGTTGACTATTGAAAACACTCCTCCAAAGCCTGGAACAACGGAGTTGCCAAATACTCCGGTTCCGCAGCAGGTGGTGATTCCAGCAGCTGACTTTAAAGTGATTCAGGATGCGATGATTGGTTGCCAGGAGAATGCGGCCAAGCTCACAGCATGCAATGCGACGGCGGTCGATTCGGCCACTGAGTTGAAGGCTGTGACCGCGCAGCGCGACGATTATAAAACAGCGCTGAAAGGGGGAACCTTTTGGCGGCGTGTACGGCATGATGCGCTGCTGATTGGAATCTCTGGCGGCGTGGGTTATGCGGCCGGCAGGATTCAGAAATAATGTGGTTACGACTCAAACAAATCGGCGCCTGGCTTAAGTCAATCCCCAGCGAACCCAACGGGACGGGAAGCTCTTCCCGGGTATGCATGTTGCTGCTGACTGGCACGATTTGTTATTTGCTCTATTCGTATTATTGCTACCACGGTACCCTGCCAGATCACGACACGCTGTTCGGCCTTGCAGCAATGCTCGGCGCCGTTGTTGGCGGATACGGCATCAACAAGTTTACAGACAAGGGTTGAGACAAGGACAAAGATGGGCAGTAGGTGTGCCCATGGAAAGGGAGATTAAGTATGCAACTCATTTGGGGTTTTGGCGGAGCAATCGTGGGCTTGACGCTGGGTTTGCTGTTTGGCACAGGCATCAAGTCTGAGATCAGTGCACTGCGCACTGACTTAACAACGCATGTCGCGAGCATTGTGACTGCGATCAAATCAAAGATATAAATGCCGTTTGCAGCCAAGGTTCAATGTAGAGGCTGCAAACGGCCTTGTGTTGGCGGATGGTGCCAGGCATGCAGGGATGCAGGTAGGGCGAAGGATCAGCGAGGGGGCTCTACCGAGCGTGGATATGATCATCGATGGCAGCGCGCTTCAGATGCTTGGTTGAAGCAGCACCCGCAGGCGATCGATTGGTTCGGCGTGCATGGGGATGTGGTGTATGGAGCTGAGGTTACTGATCACATCGTGCCATGGAAGGGAGATCAGCAGCTCAAGTGGGACTCAACCAACTGGCAGGGACTGACGAAGCGAGATCATGACAGGAAGACTGCTCTTGAGAACAGCGGGCCTGGGCACTGGGAGAATAAGGGAACTGCTGAGAAACTGATGATGCGCCGGGTACGGGTGGGGTAGGGGGGTCAAATACCTTGAAGGTTTGCCCACTAGACCGTTTGAAAGCCTCATTTAGACATCCACAAAATGAAACTTTTCCCCAAAATCGGCGATAAAACTCACTGTTTCCCTATCTCCATCTACGACGCTCGTTGATGGCCTAATAAACCTCTTGGAGGGCTTTGAAGAGCCTTATTCAACTCGCGAAGGTATCCGAATGGGTAGACCTCCCAAACCGACAGAGCTTTTGCTGCTCACCGGAGCAGGCAGGAAGAATCCTGCGCGTCTCAAGGCCCGCGCCAACGAACCGACGCCACCCAGCTCTAAAGTGGGTCCTCCGCCAGCCGAATGGATGATCTTCCATCCGGACATTGGCTACCAGCGCGCGGAGAAACTCCGTGCTCTTTGGGACGAACGCGCGAAGGTATGGCCCTGGCTCACGGTCTCCGATCGGGATGGCTTGGCCGATTACTGTGAGCTGATGCTCGAAAAGAAATCGCGCCGGCTGAACGGCGCTGAATTGTCGTTTCTTCGCGGTACGCGCAGCGATCTGGGAGGAACTGGAGTTGGCCGGGTTCGCCTCGGGCAGCGCGGCGTATCGGCGGCGCCGGTTTCTCCCAAGGGCGTTGATTCGCGCGCCGCTTTTCTGGCGCGCAAGTTTGGATAACCTGACCGATGTCCAGCCGCCGCTCCGTTGCCGAGAAGTACATCGCCGACGTGCTCGCCGGCCGTGTTCTCACTTCGAAGCTTGTTCGGCTGCAAATCGAGCGTCACGTCCGCGATCTCAAGGATGGTAAGGCTCGCGGCCTCCACTTCAACCGCAAGGCCGCCCAGCATGTCATCGACTACTTTCCGCTCTTCTGTTGCGGCGTTGACGGCGACTATTTCGAAGTTCCCATCATCCTTGTTCCGGCGTGGCAGGCGCTGTTGTGGATCCTCTACGGTTGGAAGCGCAAGGATGCTAAAGGTAAGTTCATTCGCCGTTTCAAAGTTGCCTACAGCGAGATGGGCGCCGGCAATCTGAAGTCTCTAGTTCTTTCCTGCCTTTGCCTTTATGAGTTGCATGCTTTCGGCGAGCCAGGCGCACAGGTCTACGCGGCTGCTACCGATCGCAAGACGGCAAGGCGCATTTTTGATACAGTCTCCACGATGGCCCAGGTTTCGGAATATCTCCGAGAGCGACTGCTCATCGGGAAGGAGAACATCTGCGATCCCATCACGCGCAGCAAGTTTGAGCCCTGCGCGGCCGAGGATCAGAACCTTCAAGGTCTGCGGCCCTCTTTTGTTTGCATTGATGAGTTGCACGCTCACGCGAGCGAAGGCGTATGGAACGCTTTCTACACGCGCCTGGGCAAATGCCGCCAGCCGCTCATGTTCGCCATTACCAACAGCGGATTTGACCGCAATTCAGTCTGCTACAAGCAGCACGAGTACTCGGTAAAAGTTCTTCAGGGCATCGTTCCTGACGACAGTTGGTTCGCCTGGATCTGCGGTGTCGATGATGAAGGCCGGGGCGACTTTAACTGGGAAGACGAAACGAGATGGCCGTGGGCTAATCCTTGTTGGGGAACGGCTGTCAAGCTCACTGAGATGCGAGAGCAGGCCCTCAAAGCTAAAGAGGACCCCAGCTCCCTTAACGCATTTCTACGCTTCAGACTTTGTATCTGGACCACGCAATTTTCCCACTGGATGCGCATGGATCTGTGGGATCTCTGCAATTTCACCATCGCGCGTGAGCAGCTCCGCGAACGCCGATGTTATGGTGCTCTCGACCTTTCCACGACTACGGATATCGCCGCTTTCGTGCTTTTGTTTGAACCGACCAGTGAGGATCCGCACTGGCATGTACTGCCGTCCTTTTTTCTGCCGAAAGATAACATCGCCTTTCGCTGCCGACGCGATCGCGTACCTTACGATGTTTGGGCCAAGCAGGGACTCTTTGAACTGACGGAAGGCAACATCATCGACTACCGCTTCATCCGGGCCAAGATCAACGAGCTCGGCCAGGAGTTCAATATCGCCCAGATCGGCTTTGACCGTTGGAACTCCACCGAGATCGTCACCCAACTCGGCGAGGAGGACGGTTTTGAGATGGTCAAAATCGGCCAGGGTATGGCAAGCATGTTTGCGCCCACCAAGCGCATCGTCGAGTTGGTTTCAACTCAAGAGCTGGCGCACGGCGGCAATTCTATCCTGCGCTGGATGGCGTCGAACGTGATCGTGCAGCAGGATCCAGCCGGCAACACCAAGCCAGATAAAGGCAAGAGCCGAGAAAAAATTGATGGCATCGTCGCCCTCTGTATGGCGCTTTCCTGCGCTATGGCTACCAGCGGCGCAACCTTTGAACCGTTCGTTATGTGAGTGATCAATGTCCATTCGACAGGCATTTTCGAAGTTCGTTGACGAGGCCCGCGAGCCGGATATCACCTCGCTGGAACTTCGCAGCAGCTCGCTCAATAACCCCAGCGTTCCCCTTTCCGCGGCCGGCTTCCTCGCCTGGGCCACTGGCGGCGAGCCCACGGCCTCTGGCGAACAGGTCACCGTCAATACCGCGTTGCAGCTCTCCACTGTCTACGCCTGTGTGCGTGTCCTGGCAGAGGCGGTTGCCTCCCTTCCATGTTATGTCCTGGAAGTACAAGAGAACGGCCGCAAAAGAGCCATCGATCACCCTCTCGCCTATCTTCTCCGCTGGGAACCCAACTCGGAGATGACAGCCTTCACCTTATTCGAAGCATTGATCGGCTCACTCTGTCTTACCGGTAACGGCTACATTGAGATCCAGCGCGACAAGGGCGGCCGCCCGGTTGCACTCTGGCCGCTCCATCCGCAGCTCACTGAGCCAAAGCGCGCACAAAACGGCGACCTGATCTACGACACTACTGATGGCATGTTCGACGGTAAGGTGCGCCGCATCCCCGCCAGCAATATGCTCCATGTTCCACTGTTCAGCTTCAACGGCCTCAAGGGTTTTTCTCCCATCTGGCTGGCGCGGCAGGGCATCGGCCTGGCCATCGGCGCTCAAAAGTTTGGCGCTCGCTTCTTTGGCAATGGCGCCCGACCCTCCGGCATTCTTAGCGTAGCGGGAACGCTCTCCGATAAACAGAAGACCGAGGCACGCGAGAGCTGGAACCAAACCCAGGGCGGCGAGAATTCCGGTTCAGTAGCAGTGCTGCCAGGTAACTGGGACTATAAACAAATAGGGATCAGCCCACAAGATTCGCAGTTCCTTGAAACTCGCATGTTCCAGCGCGCGGATATTGCCGCCATGTTCCGCGTGCCCCCACACTACGTCGGTGACACTACCCGGCTCAGCAATAACAACGCTGAGCAGATGAATTTGAGTTTTGTTACGGATACTCTGCGTCCTTATCTCTGCCGCATCGAGGCGGAGTTCCTGCGCAAGCTCTTTTCGCCGGTGGGCCGCAGTGCCGGCAAATATACGCTGGAGTTCGATGTCTCCGAGCGCCTCCGCGGTGACTTCAAAACCACCATGGACGGCTACGCCGTCGGCAAGCAGTGGGGCTTTTTTAACACCAACGGCATTCTGAAAGATCTGGGAAAAAATCCCATCGGTCCTATTGGTGATGTTTATTGGGTGCCGGTCAACATGCAGAATGCTGAGCGCCTGCTAGATACAGAATCGATGCAGGATCAGCCCGTCGATGCCGATCCCAATGTGCCGGGCCCAGAGGGCGCCCCGCCGAAGACGGCTATTGTTCCCTCCAAAGAAGACAAAGCCCTGCTCGGCCGCTTCACGCGCGGCTACATTCCCGTCTTTTGCGATGCCTTTATCCGTCTTTTGAAGCGCGACAAGCGTGATTTGGAGACCATTTCCACACTTTTACGGCCTATTTTTCGCTCCATCGCCGACGCCTCTATGGAGCAAAACGGGTCCACAGAAGCCGCTCCTGAGACCATTCTCGACGATCTGCTTAAGTCTGTAGCCCACCGCGCCGCTAAGTGGCCCGCGAAGCCCGACGAACCAGCGGCCGCGGAGCTGGCGCGCGAGGAGTTTCTCCGCGCCCTGCGTTCCATTCACATCAACGTCAGCCGGGAGGCGGCAGCCGCCCGCGCAGCACAGGAGATTGCATCATGAATAATTTCGAGCGCCGTTATGTCAAGCAGGAACTTCGCGTCAGTGACGATGCCAAGCCGGTCATTAGCGGCTATGCTGCCGTCTTTGACTCACAAAGTGTAGATTTAGGCGGCGGTTTCGGTGAGTTCCGCGAGACCGTCGATCCCCATGCCTTTGACAGCGTGATGGCCTCCAATCCCGACGTGCGCGCCCTGTGGAATCACGACTCCAACCATCCCCTCGGCCGTACCCGCGCCGGCACGCTGCGCCTCAAGGTCGATGCGCGCGGCCTGTCCTATGAGATCGATCCGCCCGATACCCAGACCGCCCGCGACCTGCTGGTCTCTATGCGCCGGGGGGACGTTACCGGCTCCAGTTTTGGCTTCACCGTCAAGCGGGATCAGTGGACCGACGAGGATGGCGGCGCCGTGAGCCGTAAGATTCTGGAGTTTGACGAGCTCTTCGATGTTTCTCCAGTCACTTTCCCCGCCTATCCAGCTGCCGCCTCTCAAGTGAGTTCTCTGCTCGGCTCCATGCCCGCCGAGACGCGCGCGCGCATCCTTACCAAGCGCAGCGCCCAGGACAGCGACGGCGGCGACGAAGAAGAGTGTATCTGCGGCTGCTCGCAGTGCATGGGCGGCGATTGCGGGAGCCGCTCCAACCCTGACTACGACGACGTCAACTGCCGCTGCAGTCCTGGGCGTGCATTAGCCGCTGAAGACGGCGGCGACAAGGAAGCAGATAGCGATCGCGCCTGGCGCAAGCAGGCTTCCGAACAGGTGAGTACAGCCCTGGGCCGTATCGCCGGCGCCGAGACCGAAACGCGCTGCCTTGGGCTCGGAGATGTGTGGGATCCAAAGAGTGGTCTTTGCGCCCCGAAGCACAAATGCCCAGAGTGTGATCAACGTCGCGTCTCCGCTCGGTCAGCCCGCACCTTCTCACGAGAAGAAATTGTGCCCATCTTCGCGGTACCCCCGACAACAGTTCAGTAACACAAATTTGGCAGCCTGGGCGCGCGGTTGATCCGCTGCATTCAATTGCAAGCGTTTAGGTTGCGGCTGGAAGCTATCGCCGCGAAGCGATGGCGGACCAGACATCCACACGAGGTTTTATCATGTCCAAGCTCATCGAATTGCGCCAAAAGCGCGTTCAGCTCATCGCTGAAGCGCAGCGCGTCGTGCTGCAGGATGCAGTCACACAAGAGGATCGCGACAAGTTCGACCGCATGATGGCCGACGTCGCTGTCCAAGAGGGCGATATCAAGCGTATGGAGCTGGTTGAAAAGCTCGACGCCGATTCTCGCTCGACCCAGCGCCCACCGCGCCCCAACCCCGACGGCTCTGCCGCAGAGAGCGACCCGGTTCAGTTGCTCGCCCAGCGCAAAGCCTTCGAGAAGTACATCCGCCGCGGCTACTCTCATCTCAACGAAGAAGAGCGCAGCCTGTTGGAGCACCGCGATGTGACCATCGCCGGCGGCCTCCCGAACCCTCCCGGCACCGGGCCTTCTGGCGCCACCATGATCCCGCAGCAGTTCCTCACCACCATGATCGACGCCCAGAAGTACATCGGCAACACGGTGAGCATTGTTGGGAAAAAGGTGACCAACAACAACGGCGCGCCCATCAAGGTGGCGCTCTCCAACGACACCGGCAACACCCTGACCACGCTCACCGCCGAGGCCTCGGTTGTAGCGGAGCAGGATCCCAGCTTCTCCGGCTTCATTATGCAGACCGATACCGTGGCCACTTTGGTCAAGGTTTCGCGTCAGGAGCTCGACGACAGCTACTTCAACCTCGATGCCTGGCTGCGCGATAAGTTCGCGCTCCGGTACTACCGTGGTCTGGAATATCTGATCACCAACGGCAACAACTCCAACGTCGTCGGCCTGCTCCAGACCATCGCTGGCGGAATCTCTACCACGCAGGGGCCGACACTCGGCGCCACCGCGGCCAGCTCCAACGGCCCGGTGTATAGCGACTTTGTCGATCTCTACGCCGCCCTCGACCCTGCTTACCTTCCGAACGCGAGCTGGGTTCTGAGTTCGATCAGCCGCGCCGCCATCATGGGCCAGAAGGATCTTTACGGCCGTCCACTCTTCATCCCCAACCCCAACTCCGGCACGCTGGACATGATCCTGGGCCGGCCGCTGGTGCTCAACCAGGCGATGCCCAACGCCTTTGCAGCCAGCCCCTACAACGCAGTCAACGGAGTTCTCTTTGGCGACTTCGCTCAGGGATACCTGCTACGCACGGACGGCGACATGTCCATCCTGCGACTCGACGAGCGGTTCGCTGACACCCTTGAAGTGGGTTTCATCGGCTATGCCCGTCTGGGCTCGGCCTTCACCGACGCCGGCACGCATCCCATCCTCGAGCTGGCCACTCCGGCCAACTAACAACAACTATCAGCTCTCAATTTTCAGCTCTTAGCTTTGCTGCCGTGTCAACTATCAACCAATGGTTGACACGGCAGCAACTCACTTCTCACTTTTTCACTGAGGTTCCCATGAAACTGCAAATTCTCAAATCCTTTCGTGTTGCAAATTCGCCGCGGCCGTTTGTCGCCGGCGAACTGGTCGATGTTCCTGAAACCACCGCGAAGCAGTGGATTGCCGATGGCAGCGCGATCGAGTTTGCCGGCGGCAACGCCAAAGCCGCGGAAGAGGCCTTTCACCTCGCTTCCAAGCCAGCGGCAGCCGGCAGCGGCCGACAGCGCAATCGCGAGAAGGCAGTTACCACTTCCTGAGCCGTCATGTTTTTGCCTTTGTTTTTAACTGACAACTGATCACTGACAGCTGATTACTGTTTCGCGGAGCGAAACCATGCCTCTTAATCTGCAACTCATCACGGAGCCTGTGGCCGAGCCGATCACGCTCTATCAGGCCAAGCTGCAATGCGGCTTTGGACCGATGCAAGACACCGATCGGGCTGCGGAGGAGATCCTTGGCGCGCAACTCCGGCCCTTCATCGTCGCCGCGCGGGCCACGGCAGAGAGTTACATGAACCGGGCCATCTATAACCAGACCTGGATCAGAACCCTTGATCACTTCCCGCTCTGGTGGGCCGCCAACGGCACTGTCAATCCCAGCTACCGCAAGGATTGGCCCTACTATTCCGATTTCTGGAATCGCATCACCATTGACGTTCCCTGGCCGAAGACCAATAGCGTGAAATCGATCACCTACGTCGACCAGAGCAACACGGTGCAAACTCTCGATCCTTCGCAGTACGACGTCGATCTCACTTCAGAGCCAGCGCGCATTGTGCCCGCGGATGGAACTTACTGGCCCTCTGAGATGACCTACAAACCCGGCTCTGTGGTTGTCACCTTCGTTGCCGGCAGCTACGGCGACGGGGTTACGGTGGATACCTGCCCAGAGACCATCAAGGCTGCCATCAAACTCATCCTGGCGCGGCTCTATCAGCTCGCCAGCCCCGAGCCGCTAGAGCTGGAGCTGATTCCCAAAGCAGCCGTGGCTCTGCTCGACTTCTACGCTATTCACGTTTTCAGCTACCGGCCATGAGAGAAACTTTGATCCTAGCCAACATCGCCGTCGGCTGGCGCTTTGCTTACCGTCCACCGCAGGTGATTTATGTTCACAATGCGCGATCAGTCAATGAGGCAGCCGCATTTTGGGTAGCCCTGGTCGGCCGCCACGCCGCCAATTGAAATGGAGTTCCCATGAGAAATTGTTGGATTGTAATGCAATATCAGCGTTCGCTCAACACTGGAGAGTTTGCTTATCACTTTCAGGGCATATTTAGTTCCGCTGAAAAGGCTGAAGCGGAGTGTAAAACCAATCAGTATTACATCATTCCCGCGACGATAGATGAGACGCTTCCGCATGAATCTTTCGTCTGTGACGAGCATTACTTCCCATTGAAGTAGCTTCCCCTGATCCCTAACCCCTAACCCCTGGAGATGCCATGGCATCGACTGATCTGACCACGCTGGCCACCGCAAAGCTCTGGCTACCCATCACGTCGACCAATACCAATGACGACGCGACCATTTCGCGGCTGATCACCGCCTGCAGCCAGGACTTCATGCGCGCCACCAAGCGCCCGGATCTGCTTCAGGCGGATTACTCTGAGGTGCGTCGGGGCGACGGTTCCACCCGCTTTTCTCTCTATCACTGGCCGATTGTTTCCGTCGCATCGCTGGATATCGCCCCGTCTCCCTATCTGGTTGAGCCCAGCGCTGACAAGATCGCGCCCGGCTGGTATATCGACTCGGACATCGACCCGGAGCGCATCTTCAACCTCTGGCTGGCGGGGGGTCTCAAATTTACAGACAATCAGCCGGTCCAGATTAGCTACACCGCCGGCTACTTGCCGCCCACCTCACCTTATCCGGCCACCGACGGCCAGCTTCTTCTGCCTGAGGACATTGAGCAGGCCATCATCGACTGGATGGCCTACCGCTACAACGAGCGCCCCAATATGGGCGCCACGCAGCGCCGTTCCACTGAGGGCGAGAGCGTGCAAGAGCCGCTCGTCGACGCGCCGCCCAACGTACTCTCGGTTATCAAACGTTACTGCCGCACGCTGCCTTCGCTCGATCGCCGCCAGGATGAGCGCGACCTGCGCATGAGAACCAACTATCAATTCACGGCCGTCAACCGGCACTAGAAAGATTCAAAGTTTGAGGCGGTGCATGGCGCCGGAGGAGATCTCCGGATCCCGTTAATCCATCACGGCCTGCAACACGCCGCCTCAATTCAAATTTGTCAATCTCGGAGATTTTAAGAATGCACTCGATCGCTATCATCGTCCTCAATTACAACACTCCCGATCTGACGCGCAAGCTGGCCCACTGGCTGCGCACTGAGCTTGAATATCCCGAGAAAGCTGTTTTCGTCGTCGATAACGGCTCGGTTCCGGAGTACGAGGGTGCGGAGCTGCAACTGCCGCTGAACCTCGGCTTTACCAAGGGTATGCATGAGGGCTATCAGTTTGCACGCAAATGCGGCAGCTTTGACGCTTTCTGGTTTCTGAACTCTGACATGATCTTTTCGGCGGAGGGCCGCGATTCGCTCAAAAAGCTGGCCGAGACGCTCTTCTCTGACGAGAGCTTTGCGCAGATCTCGCCGGTGTATAACTCTGACCATCCGCACATGCGTCAGGCCGCGAGCGCGGCCCAGGTGGTGCCATGGCTGGAGCCAACCTGCACCCTGATCAAGGCTTCGACCATCGAGAAAGTAGGCTTCTGGGATCTCGATTTCACCCTCGGCTGGGGCGTGGACTATGACTACGGCTACCGCATTCGCCAGGCAGGGCTGCATTCGGTCCTCACTAATCGCGTCGAGTTGCATCATCTCAGCAAGGCCTCGCAGACCGATCGCAACGCCTACGGCCGCAACGCACAGTTGGAAATGGATACAGTGATGGCCCGCAAGTACGGCCGCGATTGGATTCGCATCACCAAAGTCAATCCCAGCCTGATCGTCAGTCCTAACGCGCTAGCCATCTGCGCCATCTTCCGCAATGAGGCTCTCTACCTGCGTGAGTGGGTTGAGTTTCACTTGATGATGGGGGTAACACGCTTCTTTCTCTATCAAAACCGCTCCACCGACAATTACAAGGCGGTGCTTCGGCCCTATATCGAGCGCGGCCTGGTGGAGCTCATTGAATGGCCCATGGCCGGCCCAACGCAGATGGCCGCTTACACTGACTGCCTCAGGAAGCACCAAGGGGAGCATCTATGGCTCGCCTTCATTGATATCGATGAATTTCTTTTCTCGCCGCAGTATTCCACCCTGCCGCCGGCGATGGAGCGTCTCAAGCCGGAGTGGGGCGCGGTGGGAGTCAACTGGGTCTATTTCGGCGCTTCCGGCCGCGAGGAGTACTCGTCCGAACCGGTGCTTGAACGCTTCACCTGGCGGCTGCCGAATACCAATGACAACGGCCGTCACATCAAGTCGATCCTTCGCATGGATAAGCAATGCGTGAGCGGCCAGAATGCGCACTTCTTCAATGTGCAGGGTGGCACCTTCGGCGAGGAGGGCGAGAAGATCACCTCCGCGCGCACGGTGATCCATCACAGCTCGCTGCTGCGCATCAACCACTACGGCACCAAGAGTCGCCAGGAGTATTACAAGCGCATCGCGCTGGGCCGCGTGGATGGCCTGGGCGTGGTGTCCAGAACCATGTTTGAAGATCGCCAGGCGCGCGACATCGACGATCGCACCATTCAGCAGTTTCTTCCCGCGCTGAAGGTAAGGCTCTCATGATCTCGCTTTTTGTCGAGCAGGCCAGCGTCGATGAGACTGTCGATCATCTGCAGATGGTGCGCGAACGCATCTTTGCCAACATCCGCGAGGTCATGGAAGCCGGCGCGCCAGAGTTGGCGCAGATGACTGTTGAGGCGGCTGCCGAGGAAGGAATTGAAGAACGCACCGGCAAGTACTTTGCCTCCATCCTGGCTTCGGCGATGGCTTATGACAACGATGTGGAGATCGGCGCTCAAGTAACGACTGACAGCTCGATGGGCCAGAAGGGCAAACATATTGGCATCTGGCTCATGGCCGGCTTCCATGAAAAAGCGATGAAGTTGTCAGATACCGGCCAGCGCAGAAAATACAACAAATATTCGAAAGCCGGAGAGAGTTTCGCCGATTCCTATCTGCACCGCGCTTTCGGCTTTCAGGCGGATGGAACTCTGGTCTGGGCTGCGGGCCATGCGGCCTTCAGCGTTCGCTCCCGGCCCTTTGCGCGGGAGGCGCAGGAGCGGTGGTATCCGCCACTGGTGGAAAAGATGCAAGAGGCCATCGCCGCGGCGGCGGCAGGGGGTAACGTATGAGCCTTTTAACACTCGATTCCAATGGCCAGCCAATTGCCGCCGCCGAAGTTCCCCGGCCTACCTTTGCGGGCGGTGTTTCCATCGTTCCACGGTCCGGGATGTTCTCGCAGTTTGCCGCTATCGATCGTGAGGCAATCTGGACAGCGCTCTTTGCCTGGTTTCAGGCGAGTCTTGGTGGAACTTTTACCAGTATGGGCCGCAGGCATGTAGCGCCCCCCAAGCTCAAGATGGCCGACCAGCCGGCGCTCTTCCTTGTCTCGCTGCGAGAGACGCAGATCCCGCAGAAGCCGCCCGGCGCGCCGCCCAAGCTGATTCTGCACGGCCTGGTGATTGTCTATGCCTTCAACGAAGCGCCTGTCGAGGATATCGGCCAGGAAAAACTGCTTGGCGAAACAATCTTAAACGGACTCTTGCTGGCCATTGACTCTGTCTTTGTGCCTGACGATCCAAACACCGGCAAGTTCACCCTCGGCGGCCTGGTCACCCACTGCTGGATCGAGGGCAACACAGAGGTTGACCCTGGCATCTTCGGCAACCAACTCGGCGCCATGATTCCGGTGCATATTCTTATCGACTAACCGCAGGGCTCGGGTTTTTCTAACCCCTAACCCCTAACCCCTAACCCCTGAAAGCGGCTGCGCCGCTTTCCTAACTTGTGCGCTCAATCAGCGCCGAAGGAGCTACCATGAATTTTCAAGGTGGAAGTGGCGTCCTGATTGGGACGCCGAATGTGAACATCGACAACCTCACCGATCTGAGCCCGCGCCCCTATCCGGTTCTGCAGGAAGTGAGCTGCGAGTTCAAGGGTGACACCAAGGATCTCTTTGGTCAGGGAATTTTTGCTGTCGATACTTTCGATGGCAAGGTGACTGTGAGCGGCAAGGGCAAGATTATCGCTCCGCCTCCCTCGCTGATTGGCCCTTTGTTTTTCGGTTCCACGCCCAAGCAGGGACTGAACCGTCCAGTGCAAAATGAAGAGCAGGCGCCGGTGGCCACGCTGATTCCAAACAACCCCACCGCAACCATCAACCTCGGCGTCATCAACGGAGATACCGGCGATCCAATGTCTCTCTATGAGGGCGTTGGCGCTCCTCCGATTGGGAGCTATACGTTCACTCCCGCCAGCAGTTCATCGCCTGTGACCAGCGCGGCCTACAAATTCAACCCTTCCGAACCGGCTTCGGTCGTGTGGCTGAACTATGTCTGGCCGGATTTGGTCAACGGCGAGACGCTGGATCTGATGAACATGCCCATGGGCACCAGGCCGCGGCAAAACATGTACATGTTCAACAAATACCGCGGCAAGACAGTGGCCCTGATCCTGAACCAGGTTGTTCTTGGCTCTTTTTCGATCGCCTCGAAGCTGGAAGATCACTGGCTTTCGGACTTTGACTTCAAAGCCTGCTGTGATTTCAGCAACAAGCTGGGATCGTTTGAAATGGACATGTAAACTGCTTTCGCAGCCTGTGGTAACAGGCTGCGAAGGGGCGCGGGCCTTCCATCCCGTTCCTCCGGCCGGAGCGTGTCCCGAGCGCGCTTCGGCCTGCCCAATCAGCTCAGGAAAACGTCACTCTTGAGGGAAAGAGGTCGCGAGAATTGCCAGAGCGTCTTCCACTGCGCTGTCATCCTGAACGGAGCGCAGCGCAGTCGAAGGATCCGCGTTTGCTTTTTCCTAACCCCTAACCCCTAATCCCTGTTCTTTGGAGTAACCCATGCCACAAAAACTTCGCTACCTCGGCGTCCCTGTCTACATGAACGGGCAAAACTTCTACATTCCCTCGCTTTCCAAGCGCCAGTATCAGGAGAATGCCGCGCGGCTCGCCGCCGGCGTCCCTGAGGGCACTCCTACGGAGCAGGGGGTCACCTGGTTCGACGACATCATTCTGCTGGCCATCCAGCGCAACTATCCGGAAGTCACCGCCGACGATCTGGCCGAGTGGCTTGATCTGAATACCAGCACGCTCGCCCTCAAGGCGCTTTCCGGCCAGAGCGGCCTGGAGGCGGTCTCTGAGGGGGAATAGCCGCCGGTGACGGGGAGATCGACTGGGCGGCGATCGACAGCCGCATAGCCACCGCTACCGGCTGGACCTTTGAGCAGATCGACGAGATGTGCTTCGGCCGCATTGTCGCCCTGCTCCTCTATTGGCGAAAATCGCCACCTGTGCACGATCTGCTGGCCCTGCGTTATCTCGGACCGCAAGAGCAGCGGACAGTGGACAGCGGACAGGGGTCAGTTTCAAGGCCCGATAACGGCGAAACCGTCTCGCAGACCCCGCAGATCGCCCGGTTTTTGGGCGTGCCGGTACGCAAGATGAGCGACAAAACCCGCGCCCTCTACGAATACGCGCAGAGTGTGATCCACCCGAAAGAAGCATCGAAAAAAGACGAAAGTGGTAAGACTCCTCCACGGCGGTGAGCTAGAATGCTGTCGTGGGGGAGTACCGCATGGGGTCTCGAAAACGATTTGCGCTAGCATTCCTTTTGTGTATTTTTTGTGTGGGAAGCGTCTTGATTTATGAGGATGCTGCCTACGCAACCTGTACCGGTTCCGATCCGTGCTATGCCTGTAAAAATTGTTCGCATTGCCGGCATTGTGCGAAGGAGGGCGGAAAATGTGGAGTTTGCAAAAGGCATGAGGTTACACAATGGAAGGGGAGCAAATCATGAAAAAATGGATTCTCCTCTCGCTTGCCGTCGCCTTGATGATCGCTGAGAGCTGCTACGGAACCAAGAAACCTGTAAGTGACTGGGATCAATATTTTGGGGCCGGTGTTGTGCCATCCTATCCGTACGCGGCTCGCCTTGTTAGAACAAGTTCGAACGATCAGCACTATAGATACACAGATTCAACCGGGAATACACAAAGTTGGCATTGCTCCGCGGATGAGTCGGGGGCTGAATGTGCTGAGGGGTTCGGGCTTTATTTTTATCTCGTCCAAGCGGACGGGGGTGGATACTATGTTGCCGATGAGCGCTGGGGATACGGTGATCCATGGGATATGACGTTTGAGCCAGACTCGATCTTCACAGTCATGGGGCGCTCTAATAGCGACATGCCTGTCTTTCATTTTCGCTTTGTGCAACGCGAGGGAGTAGACCTGGCTTGCATCCAGCAGCCTGGTACCGAGTCGATACCGAATGGTAAAGCGAGAAAAAATTATGCAAAACACCATCGTCTTGAATCGTGCTATCAGACGAAACCACAAGCAATCTATCCACGCGACGGCTGGAAATAATCTAACCGAACAGGTAACTGCAAAGCCCCGCCCCGGCGGGGTTTTTCTATTGGAGAAAACATCATGGCTGAAGATGCTGTAGTTCGAATTGGCGCAGTCTTTGACAAGACTAATGTCGAAGAGGGCATCACCAGTACGACGGAACTGATCAATAAGTCCAATCAGAGCATATCGCCCATCGTTGAGGAGACCAGCGCCCGGACTACGTCTGCATACATGAATATGAGCGCGGCGGCAAAAGAACTTGCCAACAATGTCAGCGCCAGCGCAATCAGGCAAGCTGAGGCCATGAAGGGGATCGTCGTCGCCCAGGCGGATGTGCGCCGGTCCTGGGTGCTTGTCAAAGATGCCAGCTTGCCTGCTGAAGAGAGCATTCGCCGTCTGGCGGCTTCGCAGCAGCTTCTGACTGCTGCCCAGGCTGAAGGAGCTGCCGCCGTCAAGGCAGCCGCCGCCGAGATGGCCGCCAGCGCGCCGCCGGTAGCCGCTGCGTGGACCGTCGCTGGAGCGGAGGTTAAAGCGGCGCTCACAGGCATGCAGGCGAAGTTCGCTGCTACCGCCGAGACTTCAAAGATCAGCGCTGCCGGCATCGGTGCTGGGTTTGCCGGCCTCAGTTCGCTGATGGGAGCGGGCATCTTGGCCGGCTTCGCAGCCCACTTCATTGACGATGCGGTGAAGGTGAATGTTGAACTGGGCCATATGGCCGAAGAGACAGGATTCACCTTTGAACGCATGGCCGGGTTACGGCAGATGGCGAAGGAGTTGGGGATGGACCTTGACACACTCGCCAGGTCTCTCTTTCATATGAACGCTGTGCAGTACGAGGCGAACCATGGCAGCGATAAGCTGAAGCAAGCTTTTCTCGATCTCGATGTTACTGAAGAACAGTTGAAAAACGACTCGCCGGAGGAGATGCTGCAGCATCTTGCTATCGGGATGCAAAAGTATGCTGGTTCGACGATGGAGGCCAATGCGGTTCGGGAGATATTCTCGCGCGGCGGCGTCAAGTTGATCCCCCTTCTGGAAGCGGAAGGAGCTAATCTTCTGCGCGATGCGGATGCTGCGGGGAAGAAGACCGGTGCGGATAAGGAGGCGAACGCGGCCTCGCTGGAATGGACGAAAAACCTTGCGCAGCTCTCCGGGGAACTGATGGCGCTCGGTAACGCGATTATTGAAAATCTTCATTACGTTGAAGCATTTGGTGCTGCCATTGGGTCGTATCTCAACGTGGCTTTTCAGGCTGTATACGCTTCGATCAAGGAGACAATTCAAGCGCTTAAGGGACTTGGCCAGCTAATGATTGACGCGGTCACTGGCCACTGGCGCGATATGCCGAAAGATTGGCAAGCAGCCAATGATGCGATGGTTGCGACAACCGGTAAGGCACTCGATGACATAAAAGCCCGCTGGAAAGAGGTGGACGATTTAGCAAAGGGGCCCTTGAAGTCGGATGGAAATGCCCCTAAACCTTCCCATGGCGGCAAGAAGGATGAAAACCCTGAGGCTGCTGGCGCGGCTGGCGGCGGCAAAGGTGGCACACAGGCGGCCGGGCCGGAAATCCAGACCCTCGCGGCAACGAGTGTCTTGGATCAAAATCAAGACAAGGGCCTCGCGCAGACGGTGTGGGATGTGCAAGCCGCCAAAGGGGCGCAGGCGCAGATTGCCGCGTTTTTCAAGGATTACAACAAGGCGGCTGCCGATGCCGCCAAGCGCGCCGTTGAGTCGGAACGCTCAGCCGCCGAAGAGAAGATTCGCATCGGCCTCAAAGATCTGGAGGACTTCGAGGAGGACTGCCGTTTCAAGGTCCGCATGGGTGAGATGAGCGAGCGGCAGATGCTGGCCGCCGTCGAAGCCGCTGCGAAAAAGGAAGAGCAGATCCGCCGCCAGCAATCTACGGTCATCGAAGGCCTCGATCGCAACAACGAAAAGCGCTTCGCCGAAGATCTGAAAAAAGAAGAGCAGGACACGCGCGAATTTACCAAGCACATCACCCAACTGCATCAGCAGGCGGCGCTGAAAATCAAAACCGAGTGGGATAAGGCGACGAAACAGTTCAATACGGCTTTTACCACCGCCTTCAACCAGATCATCACCCAGTCGAAGTCCGTCTCGCAGGCTTTTTCGGAGATGTTCAACAAGATCATTCTCGACGTGGCCGACATGGTTGTGCAGTGGCTGCTGAAGGAAGCGGAAAAATGGGCCCTCCTGAAGATCATGCAGGTGATGGGGTTCACTACTCAGAAAACCACAGAGGGCGCGGCCAATGCCGCGTCGGCGACCAGCTATGCCGCCGTGGCTGCCGCGGCAGCCGCATCTACGGTCGCCGGGGTGCCTATCATTGGACCGGCACTCGCGGTGGCTGCGGCTGGTGCGATGATGGCTTCGATGGCGCCTTATATTGCCATCGCTGCGCTGGGCGATTCAGGCGGCATGATTCCCCACGGCGGCATGATGGTCAATCTCTCCGGAGCGGCAGAGCGCACTCTCGATCCGCGTCAGACGGCTAATTTCGACAAGATGGTCAGCAACAACAGCTCCAGCTCCAGCTCCAGTTCCGCGAATACGACTCATAACCACATCACCCAAAACCTCAACGGCTACGACCGCGCCGGCATGAAAGCCGCTCTCCGCGGCCACGCCGATGAGATCCTCGACATCGTCCGCGGCGGCTACCGCAGCGGCGCATTGACCGCATAAGCGGTTCCTAACCCCTAATCCCTAACCCCTAATCCCTATTTTCGCGGAGCGAAAATGCTCGTTTACCCCACACTCCCGGGCCTCACCCTGCCGGTGCTCAAGACGGTGGACTTCGACACCCTCGTCGAGTCCGCACCGAACAAGTACGACGTGCGCCTGCCGCAGACGGTGAATCCGATCTGGGGATGGGAACTGATCTACGACTTTCTCCGCGACTATCCCACGCCCAGCTTCGGTATCGGCGAGCTGCACACCCTACTCGACTTCTTTCTGGCCATGGGGGGCGCGGCGCAGTCCTTCCTTTTCCTCGATCCCGATGACAACTCCGTCGGCCCGGCGATGGTTGATGGCGAGCCCAATGTTCCGCTGGCGCAGTTGCAACTCGTCACCGATGGAACCAACTACTATTCGCCGCTGCAGCGCACCTTCGGCGGCCTCTTCTACGAAGACATTGTCGATCTCAATACCGATCCCTACGCCGACGGCCAGCCGTTGGAGGTCTATTCCGACGGCGTGCAGGCATGGCCCACTGGCGCTGCGCCCGGCGGCTACACCGGTCCGACCTACGAGCTCCTGGGTCCCGGTCTGGCCATTCCCGGTGCATCCTACATGGGCATGTATCTCGAATGGTCCGCGCAGCCCACCGCGCCGATTACCGCGCAGTTCAGCTTTTATTTTCGCTGCCATTTCGAAAGCGACTCTCAAGACATGGAAAAGTTCGCCATGGGCGCAAAGCGTACCTGGACCATCGGCGGCAGCGAATCGCAAAACGGCAAGGGCTATCTCAAGCTGAGCCAGGTCAGGCCAAATCCGCTGTAAGACAGCGATCGTGGATTAGGGGTGCGGCAAAATGAGCGTTGCTTCGACAATTGAATGTCCGCACTGCGGCCATCGTTCTGAGCTGTCGGTGACGGTGCAGGATGCTATGCCAGACACAGGGCTGGAGGCGCCAGACAAGACAGGTATCTGCGTTCTGAACGCGCTGACATGGCGGGAAAGAGAAGTGTTGTATGCGCTCTCGCTGGGGGCGACCAATAAGGAACTGGCCCGCATTCTGAACATCTCGAAAGAGACTGTGACCAGGCACCTGAACAAAATCTATGAAAAGACGGGCATGGGCAATCGACTCGAAGCGGTGTTGTTTATGCAGCAGCACGAAGTGCTGGCCGCAGGATGCAAGGCGGCAGCGAAATGAGAAAAGTCATTGGCGGCAACGGGCTTGACAATACGGCGGCGGCACAGGCTTACCTCGCGGCCAACAAGACGCTGATGCTGCGCGACCTGATCCTGATCGGCGAGCCGGAGGATCCGCGGTCCATCTGGCTCACCAATCACGAAGCGCCTGTCATCTACTCGCCCTGGGGACGTTTCAATCCCGCCGTGGTCACCCGCGATCGCGTGCAGTGCAAGATCGGCACCGATGCACAGAGCTTGAGCATCACCTGGTCTCCCAACCTGCAAACCACCGGAACAACCATCGCCTCGGCCAGCGTCGCCCAGCTCGCCCGGCTGCACTTTTTTGATAACTGGCCAGTGCGCATCTGGCGCGCTCTGATGCCCACGCCCGGCGACGCCGATACCCTGGGCTGTGTGGATTGGTTTGGCGGCCGCATTGATACCGTACAGCCTTCGCGCAACAAGATCGTCTTCAACGTCAAGAGTTTCCTCGACGTGCTCACGCAAAAAGTGCCCTCAACCGTCATCGAGACCACGAACACTCTGGCCTCCACCGCAGCGGTCACTTTGCCGCCCGGTGATCCGTCGATTCCGGTCTTTGAGTGTGTGGCTGGCTCGACGGAAGATTACATCATTGCCGACTGCACTTCGCCCAGCGCGGGCAAGATCTATTCCGGCAACATCTTTGCCGGCGGCTACATGGTCTTCCTCTCCGGCGCTGGCGCTACGCTCAATGGGGCCTGGTCCGCGATCGGACAGAATGGCGCCTGGACGGATGGCTTTGGCACCAAGCATTCGCAGTTCGAGCTTTACGCCGCGCTGCCCTGGCCGCCTACGCCTGGCGTGGATACCTTCTACGTCTCCATGAGCGCGCCGGTCAACATGGCGGATGAAAATTTCTATGGTTTCCCGTTTGTTCCATCGCCACAATCGGGAGTTTGAGTCAGTCTGACCCCTGATCCCTGAAACCTGATCCCTGTTTTCCAAAGGAAAACAATGAAGACTCGCACAGAAGCCGTCGCCATCGCGCGCAGTTGGCTCAGGACGCCCTATGTCCTAGGCGGACGTATCAAGGGGGCAGGAGTGGACTGTGCGACGCTCCTGGCTGAATATTTGATTGAGATCGGGGCGGCTACGGAGGCTTCGCTCATCGAGCAAGGCTTTTACCGGGAAGGCGGCGTTAGCCACTCCTACTCCTCTGATTGGTTCTGCAATACCTCTTCTCAGATCTACCTGCGCAACTTGATGCGCTTTGGCAAGTTGGTGGCGGAGACCATCTGCCGCGGCGGCGCGCAGGCCCAGCCGGGCGACCTGGTGCTCTTCCGCGTCGTCAATGGCAGGGTATTCAACCACGGCGCCATCGTTACCGCGTGGCCGCGCGGCATCCATGCCGAGGCCGAAGGTGTCCGCGAAGTCGATCTAACCGGCCACCCTTTGACCAGCTTCCAACCCATGGATATATTTGATCCATTTGTAAAGCCGGAGGCGAACCCCCATGCAGGGCTTTAAGTCTCAGGCTTCCAATAAGCCCACCGCTCTGGGTTCGCTGCTGCAGGCCTCCACCTACGGCGCGACCATTCCGGCGATCTATGGGCTGACGCAATCTCCACTGCTGGCCATCTGGGCGGCCAACATGCGCCAGGGCGGCTCGGGCAAGAAAGGCAAAAGCGGGAAAAAGGGCGTTGTAGCCTACGTCGAAAACATCGACTTCCTGCTGGGTCATAATCCTATCCGCGGCGTGCTCCAGGTGGTAGTCAACGGCACGAATTTCCCGCTCAACTTCACCTCACAGAGCTTCTCCGCAGCCGCCGGCCGCCAAAGTCTCGAAGTCTCCGATGCGCATTTCTACGCTGTGATTGCCGTTACCGTTGAGGGCGGCTACAGTTTTCCAGTCAACGATTACGGCTCCAACGGCTATGCGGAGACGCTGAACGGCAGCTTCGAGATTCCGCTGTGGAACGAGTTGGAGCAGGGGCCCGACCCCACCAACCCCTCCTGTTATCGCAACTGGCCTTATTGCTATCGCTGGCAGCCGGGCTATGGAGCCACCATCGAGATCGACGCCGAGGCCTTCCCTGGCGGCACGGTGAAGATCTACTACGCGCAGCTCGCCAATACGGCTGCCGGGATGCCGATCGCCGGCTACCAGTCTCCCATGGCGGAACTGCGGATGGTCTTCGAGCCGGAACTGGGCTCAGGCACCGAGTATGCCGACGCGGGCAACGATCCGGCCGGCCATCCCTACAGCGACCAGCAGATCGAATATCCGCACTTCGCCGGTGCGGGCAGCTCCATGATGGATCTTGGCTCTTCGGGCGCGTTGCCTCAGCTACAGCCGGAGGTAGCCGGCAAGTGGGGCATCTATCCCACCGGCGACGCAGATTTCGTCGACATGATAGAGGACATCTTTAAGTCCGGCCTCGCGCAGGCAGCCGTGGGCACGGATACTCCGTGGACACAGATGGAGCGCGGCCTCTCCAGCTACGCCATGCCGGGTACGATCCAAAAAAAGTACGACCAGAGCACGTCGGCCGCGCTGCCGCCCATGCTCTATAACCTGCCCAATGTGGCGGGTAACATTCTTGTCTGCGTGGCCCAGGCGGGTGGCGCGCTCTCCATCTCTTCGAGCGCGGGCGATGTTTGGACGTCGCAGCTCTCCGGGGTCACCGGCTACCAGGTATGGACGGCGACGGCGGTGGGCGGTCCGAACACGGTCACCATCTCCGGAGCATCCGGCGCGTGGCAGATGCACGTTTTGGAAGTCGGCGGCGTGGGAAGCCTGGACTCGGCCGGAGTCTTCAATCCCGGCACTGGCAGCGCCGGTGGCTTGATCAGTAAGCAGGGCAATGGCCCGGTAATCGGCGGCGCAGGCGCTGTTGTTTCAATGTTATTTGCAGACTTTGAGCTTTCCGCCCCGCTTCCTTCCGACGCAGTTATCCAAGGCATCTACCCAGTCTTTGTAGGCACTGGCACGGTGGAGAATGCGGGCTTTCTCAGTTATCAATACGGTTCCGCGCTTGTGCTGGACGACTTGGGCGGATTTGTGGATGGCTCCAACTTTACCGCTCCGGTGCCACCGGTCTCCGGCTCATCGGGAGAGTTCTACGCTCCAAGTATCGGAACCAGCCTCTCGGATCTGATCGGCCAGGCAATCGGCGCCAGTATTGCTTGTACGGTCGATCAAGGCTTGATGCCCATCGGCACTGCCAGCTTTAGCGCTGTCGGCTTCGCTATATACTTCACAACTTCAGCATCGCCAACCGGCGCGCCACCGATTCCGCCTCCCTTCACCGTGCCCGCGGGCCAGCAAGTGGCCTGGGCGCTTCCGCGTGATGCTAGCGCGGCCGCTGTTCAGCCATGGACCAACGTGCTGGAAGTAGTTGATGGCATCGCGGTAGTTTACCATGCGAACTGCGCACTGGCGCTGGCTGGGGCATCCTCCGGCAATTCCGCCACGGTTGGTTCCCTCACCGGCGGCTCTTTCGATACAGGCGCGCCGGGCGGCATCGTTGTAGCCTCCGCCATCTCCGGTTCAACCATCGCCAGCACCGTCGAGCCAGGTTTCCCCGGCCTGCTGATGGCTGTGCCGATGTATCCCACCAGCGATGCTCCGGCTGGCCAGCAGATTGCCGCCTGGGGATCACTCACGCCCCCGAACTTTGCCGGGCTCTCGCCTGACTCCTATCAGCTCCTCAGCCGCATCGTTCGTTCGCCGGGAACCTACACCTTCCCCACGCTTGAGCCGTCGCCCGCGCAATTGCTGCTGCTCAGCTTCAAGTCCACCCAGCCCGCGCCCTATCCGCGCCCACTGGGCGATTACATCGATTTTCCCTCGCTTGATCTAGTCCGTGCACAATGCCGCGCCAATGGTCTCTATGGCTCGCTGAGCATGAACTCGCAGTCCGCGGCATCGGATTGGATCACGTCGCTCTGCCAGGCCGCCAACTGCGCTG